GCATTGGCGGTATCCGTAGCGCCTGTTTCAATCTCTACGCTCATCGTTGCACCACTACCCTTGTACCGTCTTCAGTTGCCTCATAAATTTGCGTCAACAGACCTTCCACTAGATCACGCATCCATCTATCGCCTTGAACACTTATCCGCACCACACGCTCAGGGTCTTGCTGGACTGGGGCTGATACGGATGATGGCGCGGAACCGCCGCCGCCACGTCCTGCGCCAGCGCCGCCGCCTCCGCCAAATGAAGTGCTGGCAATGTTGGCAACCTGCGCTAGACCAGCGCCAAGCGTAGAGGCAGCAAGGATCGTGCGCAACCAAGGCTGACCAATAAGCGATGGATCGGCCAATACCTCAGTGTATGCCCGGTACGAGTTAACAAGAGCTTGCGCAATGCTGAACGCTTTAGCAATGGCAAACGTCTTTTTACCGCCCGCCTCAAATAGCTGAGCCATGTTGCCAAAAATGGTTGAGTATGTATTGAGCGTGTTTATGCGCTCTTTGTGCTGGAGTTCGGCCATTCCCTCCATATACTCTTTTTGAATTCGAAGCTTGGCTTCAGCCTGCCCACCAATAGCCTCAAGCTCCTTTTCATTATACTGATTAAGCAACTCAAGCTGTTCGGTGCGCCATTGCTCCAATACCTCGCGTTCGGTCATGAGGCTTTCAATAAAGCGTTCTAATTCGCGTTGGCGGCGGTTAGCCGCACCTGCGCCGCTTCTACCTTTTTTGGGGGCACTGGCAGACGGCGGAGGAAGTAATTCCTCACCCCCAAGGCCCTGCATGTACAAAGGTACGCCTATAGTCACGCCAGCCGCCGCCCCGGCCAGTCTATCCATCGCCGCTTTTGCCGCATCCGTTTCACGGATTAGCGTGATCATTTCATCAATAGCACGCTGTAATTCTGGTGGAATGTCTGCTGCGGCAACTTCAGCTTCTTCTAGTGTACCTATAAGACCCCTTAATGCGTCAGCCTGTTGATCAAAGTTATCTGCCGCTGAAATCGCCAAAAGAGCGTCCTGCACTCTCGCCGCGACTTCTTGTGATTCGATCCCGAAATCTTCCATGACGCGGATTACGCCGGTAATTTCACCGCCGCCGAATGCAGCCGCAGCGCCAACCTTATCGTAAGAACGAACAAGACTGTTTAGCAGAGGGATCTGATCCCTAAGCCTGCGTTCAGCTTGAGAAGCCGCAAGTTCAGCCTGCGCCGCCGCAAACTCTCTCGTTCGCTCGGCAGCAAACAAATATTTTTCTTCAAGCTCCCCTATTTCTGACGTCAGAATGTCAATTAGATCGTCAGCCTTGCCAACAATATCGTTTAGTTCATCAACACGGTCTTTAAAGTAATCAGCGTCATTACCAGCGGTAATTGCCGCAATAGCCCATTGGCCCAACGCAGCACCACCAGCAATAATGCCAATTGTTGCAAGAGACATCGGTGACACAAGGCCAAGAAGGCCAGCTTTGATACCACTAAATGCAGACTGACCGCTTACCTTCATTTGGTGAAACACACCAGCAACTTGCGTACCTTGCTGCATTGCCAGCATCAGCGGGTTTTGTCCCGCCGCAAGCATCATCCCAATATCTTGAAACTGGAATAGCAGGTTCGTTGAATGCATGGCCGAAGCTTGCATATTCTTACCCATAACCTGCGCCGCATTGCCGGTTTGGAGAAACTGTGCGTCAAGCCTTTCTAGTGCCGCTTCAGCCTGCTTGGCGGTAATAGCCCCAAGTTCAAGTGCACGTTTTATTTCATCTTGAGATGCAGCAAGTTGTTTTGATGCGGCATACATCGGAATGTATTTCTGCCGCAACATGTCAATTTCCGCGCCGTACCTATCAGCCGCTTGTTGCGCGGACAGGAACCTACCTTGCTCATCTCTGAGTAGATTTTTCGACGCCTTGTCTAGATTTGTATGGCTTTTTGCAGCGCGCTCAGCCGCCGCCGCCATTTTATCCAAGTCGCTGGCAGCGGTGCGGGTTTGCGAACTATCAATCTCATATCCAAGGCGAGCAATATCGTCAGCCATTATTTCTTGCCCTTAGACATGGTATGTTCGGTATCCTTGGCTTGCTCATTTTCTAGCGCATGTTTGAACGCAATATCTGCTTTTCGCAGTATAGCGCGCTCCCTTGCGTCTAGCAAAAGATGGGGCGCAATCGAGAAATTAATATCCTCCATTGCGTGACCAGCCTTGCATTCCCAGAATGCATCTACAAGGTAAGTAAGCTCTGGTTCGGGATCGTAAGGCTTTATGCGGTCTGCCCTCCCGGTCCTTTTCATTTGCGCGGAAAGGCTTTCATTGCCTTTTCCATCCCGCGTTTTGTACCTCGGACTGACGTAGTTGTATTTCACCCAACCTTTAGCGTAGCGAACAAGTTGATCCGCTACGCCATTGTAAAATCCGTGACTTGCAGCGCCTTTGCAAGAACCTGTTGCCTGATCCACGGTACGCCAGATAGCATTGCTTTAACATTCTCATGACTATACGCCGTCTTGTACTTTCCAATCTTCTTGTCGCCCCAATCCCAGCCTGTAACGCAATAAGCAAGCATGGCATCCGTAGGGTCTGTGGTGGCAATACTCATCATAGCCCCGACTTCTTCGTCAGTCAGATTTTCCTTAGTGGAAATACGCTTGCCTAGGGACTTGTTGCGCTCGCGCTTCAATTCCTTTTGCGTATCCATGTTGTGCAGGTCACGAATTTGGAACGTCACACCAGTAGATACTTCCTCGCCGTCCTTCTTGCCCATAATTTCAAGCGGGAAAGACGCCTCTTCCTGAATGAACAGGTCGCTAATGTCGTTAGTCATGTTACCTCCTTAATTTACTTAAATGGCTTCCGGCTCAACGATGATCGGCGCTTGGTTCAGGCCAAGTTGGAAAGTCTCGTTGTCGAAATCCTCACCGCCGCCGCCGGTAAAGTTCGGGCCACCAACAACGCCGCGCGAGTAACGAATGGTGTTAGTGGTGCTGGCGTCAGGCGCGTCATCGCTTTCCAATTTGAATGCGTAGTTGAATTTCGTATCAGCAGCAACTCGGAGAGCGTCTTGGCCGTCATCATCTGGCAGGAAACCCACGACAATCTCAGTATCGGAAGCGTTGCGGAAACCTTTGCGCTTTTGACTTACATCGGTGTTGATGTAGTCTTGCGTAACGATATTGTCGCTCACGCCAAAGTCAGGCATTGTTACAATATTGCCGATTTCAACCCACGTTAGCGCCTCGTAACCAGCTTGGAGAAGGTCTGCGCCTTGCGCCGTTTCGCAGATGTAAAGCTTGCTGTCTTTTTTAATGCCCGTGTCGGCCATGTCTTACCTTTCGATATGCCGCATGGAGCGGTGATGAATAAACATGTTGACATTGTATTTCACGCGTGTATGCTGTAGCAAATCAGGCATCTATAGGAGGATGATATGACTATCAGAAATAAGGAAATTGACAGTGAAGGACTGCCAAGCGGCGCCGGATTTGTTTATGCAACAGCCGCCGGTATTGGGTTTCTTACTGCACTCGCGCTTATCGTCATGGTGGCGTCATGAACTGGGAGCAACTACAGAAGGACGTGGAGGCGCTCAAGAACGGCCACGACTATGAGCACTACATATCCAGAGCAAGGGTTACTTCCTCCGCCCATGACCTTGCCGCATTGGCGCTGGCGGGGAAGCGGGCCAATGACGAACTGGACATGCAGATCCGCAACTGCCCTCTCTGTAAGGGCACAGGAAAAGCAGTCCATGCCCATGAACTTCTCAGCGCAAAAGATGGCGTGCGACCCGTTGAGAGTGACTGCAAACGCTGCCGGTCTGCACGAGATGCACGAGACGCCTTCCGCAAAGCAGAGGAGAACACCAATGAGTGAGCAACTGAAGCCCTGCCCGTTTTGCGGTGGCGAAGTTCTGAAAACTGGAGGAGACTACAAAGTTGTCGGTGTTTGGTGTCTGAATTGTCAGTGCGCCGGACCAAACCATTACGGGGGCCACGAATGGAACGACCGCACCGACCTCTCCCTCGCCCATGTAGCCGCGAAGCTGGAGGAGGCGGCGGACGTAGACATGATAGAACAGGCCATATCAGACATGGCCCATGAAAACCTCGGCCACCGGGAGCAAGCTGATTACGTTTCCGAATGTATCCGCGCCCTCATCGACACCGACGCCCAAGCCGCCCTTGACGCCGTGAGAGCGGAGGAACGGGAGCGGTGCGCGGGTCTGGTGCTGTCCAAGATGTATCGCGCGCCGGGGTCAGTGACCGAAGTTGACCGTGACTTTGATCATAACGAGCAGGTTTACGAACTCGCCGCAGCCATCAGGGAGGCGGGCCATGAGTGATCTGCGAATTGAGGAAAACAAAGAGGCGCTTGAAGCCTGGAAGAATGCGGTGTCGAACGAC